TCAATCTTATAATTCAAACAACGAACAAAAGGAAATTAAATGGCTTTTCAAGTATCACCGGGCGTAAACGTCCGTGAATTTGATCTTACGGGAATCGTTCCTGCCGTGTCCACATCTATTGGTGGGTATGCAGGTCGTTTCTCTTGGGGACCGGCTGATGAGTTGATCAATGTGGTCAACGAGAAGGAATTGTCACGTTACTACGGGACACCCGAACCGGGCTCTTTAGCGGAATCTTATTTCACGGCATCTGCCTTTTTAAGATATTCGAACGCTCTCATTGTTTCGAGAGCAGTTAACGCAAACGCTGTCAATGCGTCTTCTGGAGAACTCACTGGAGGATACATTGATCCGATCCAATTCAAAAATATCGGAGAATACGAGAACATCGCAAACACTGGTCTGACCGCAAACTTCTACGCAAGATATCCAGGCGAGTATGGCAACAGCATCAAAGTGATGTTGCAACCCGCTGGAATTCAAACACGTTTCAGCATTGAAGACATCACAGTTGATGCTTATGGTGAAGTAACATTGACTCTTAACGACGAAGAAGCAACCGCTTCCGTTTTGGGAGTGTTGGTCGATGGTCTGGAAATTCAATTCAGAGATATTCGTGCTAACGGAGATTTCGCCTATGCGTTGCAAAATACCAAGTTGTATCTTGGAGATGTCGCAGTAACCGGAACAGCCGGAGAAGTTACCGCAGTTCTTTATACGGACAGTGCCGGAAGCACTTCTTTCGATGCTTCGAGTCTGACCGAAACCGACATCGTTCCAGCTGGTTATATCCTCGCTCCAATCGATACTGTTGATTTCGAAGGAACGTTCATCACACAGCCTGGCACATCTGATTATGCAGCCCAGTATGGTGTGGAGAATGACGAAATCCACGTTTTGGTTATCGACGAAGATGGTAAGTTCTCTGGAACGCCTGGAACTATTCTCGAAAGATACGAAAATCTTTCGGTTGCTACCGATGCTAAAAAGGAAAATGGAGAGACCAGTTACTATAAAACTGTGATCAATCGTTCTTCAAACTACATCGTTGCAGACAACCTCAATGATATCATCTCAAATGCAGACGTTTCCATTAAAGACACCGCAGATCTGGAAATCAGTATTGCATATACTGGTGTTGGTTCCATTTACAGTGCGAGTCTGACCAATGGTTCTGATGGAACAAACACAGCTGATGCAGTTTATGATGCACTTGATCTCTTCGACGATCCAGAAAACGTTGATGTGAACTTCCTGTTCGCACAAAATGACGTGGACGAGGATGTCAACATTGCAAATAAACTTCTTCAAGTTTGTGAAAATAGAAAAGACTGTCTTGGATTCGTTTCTCCGGATGTGAACATTGTCACATTGGGCAATTCGGATTTCAAAATGGATTCTGTAATCCGTAAATTCAATAAGATTGCATCCTCCAGTTACTTGGTGTTTGATTCGACTCCTGTATATGTCTATGACAAATACAACGATCAATTCATCTGGACACCTGCTTGTGGTCACATCGCAGGATTGTGTGCAAACACAGATGCAGAAAGAGATCCTTGGTGGTCTCCTGCTGGATACAATCGTGGACAACTCCTTGGTGTAATGAAACTTGGATTCAACCCCAAACAGAACCAAAGAGACGAACTGTACAAATCGAGAATCAATCCAATTGTTCAGTTCCCCGGCGAAGGTATTGTACTCTTCGGAGACAAAACCGCTCTGGCGAAACCATCTGCCTTTGATAGAATCAATGTTCGCAGACTGTTCATCACCCTCGAAAAGGCAATTTCGGTTTATGCGAAATACAAACTGTTCGAGTTCAACGATGAGTTCACAAGAGCAAGATTCGTTTCTGAAGTAGAACCATACTTGAGAGATGTTCAAAGCAGACGTGGTATCACAGACTTCAGAGTTATCTGTGATGAAACGAACAATACAGGCGAAGTAATCGATTCCAACAGATTCGTTGGAGACATTTACATCAAACCTAATCGTTCGATCAATTTCATCACGCTTAACTTCATTGCTACTCGTACTGGAGTTGAATTTGAAGAAGTAATCGGACAATTTGGATAATTTAACAAAGGAGATTAAAAAATGAGTTTAAGCATAGACGACTTCAAAGGAGCCTTAACTGGTGGCGGAGCTCGCCCGAACCTGTTCAGAGTAACAGGTTTCGGAGTGGGTGGATTGGAATTTTTGTGCAAAGGTGCAAATCTTCCCGCTGCCATTGTTGGTCAAATTGACGTACCATTCCGTGGTCGTCAATTGAAGATTGCCGGAGATCGAACATTCGAAAACTGGACAATTACAGTGATCAATGACACTGATTTTGCCATCAGAGACAACTTTGTTTCTTGGCAGAATACTATCAACGATCATGTCGCTGGTACTGGTAATGCGAGTCCATCTTCATACATGAGATCTGGAATCGTTACACAGCTGGACAGAAGTGGCGG